AACCAGTAAAGCCGTGGTCAAGGCCCGCATCGAACCGAAGTCCCTTGAGGACTTTATGAAGGCCATCCAGAAGTACGCCGCAAGGTCGAAGCAAACCCTAAAGGACGCCACGCTCGAGCAGGCCGCATTTGCCTGCCAAGACGCGGCTAGGTTTACTCCGCCCCTGGCTAAAGGTGGAGGCAAAGGTTTAGACCCCGCAGCTGGGAAGGCCGGCGACAAGGCCGTCGACCGAGATGTCGGAAAGGTCATTACCGGGCTGACTGGCGGAACTAAAAAGACCCAACAGGCCCGGCTCATCAAGCGCCTAGGGTCACTTGCTCTAAACGATAACCCAGCCCTTTTCTGGAAGGTGGCAGCCAACGGCTCAAGTATCCTAAACGGCAACGCATTCTTGGCCCAGATACTGTCTACCCGATATAACGGCTTCGGCACGGTCTGGGGCTTTAAGAAGCTGCGAAACTACTTCAACAGGATTGGCACCAAGGTCTCCAATGAGGCCACCACTCAAAGTTACTTGCAGGATGTCGGCGCCATCAACGCCGCCTTTAAGCCAGTCTACAACCGCACCGGCGGTCGACTGTGGAAGCATGGCCGCAACGTCAGCGGTATTCATTGGATGTCGAAGTACGTTGCCGAGAACAAGGGCGATATCGAAGCATACGTTACACAGCGCCAACAGAGCGTCGGCGCCATCAAGTCAGGATGGGCTATGGCCTTGCGCTCCCTGCCTAAACCTATGATTAACGGCGTCCCAAAAGACTTCGGGGTCGAACTCCTTAAGACCGCTTGGATCACTAGGCATACTTCAGTCCCTGGACGGAACACTTCCACCTTTACCGACAAGGAAGCCGAGGTAACAATCACCAATAGCATGGGCAACATTAACGGCATCGCCGACCAGGCTGGTGTACTTGGCCTAGTTTACGGCTACCGCGTCAAGGCAATGCCCGGACGCATCCGCCACCTCCTCCAGCTGGACATCAACAAATTTAACAATAAATCATAACAATGGGAACCCGCTCTATCCGTCACATCGTCGAGTCCACCGTCGCGACTTACCTCTCGACCCAGACCGGGCTGACCACCGTCACGTTCCTGACCGGGGACAACGCCGCCACACAGACCCTCCCCAAGGCCGTTGTCCTCTGCGAAGCCGCCCGGGCACCGTCCGACCTGCCTGAAGGCGAAGGCAACTTCTCCTGCTCGGTCCGCATCACCCTCTTCTCGAACGCCGACGATACGACCCTCGCCGATCACCGCGCCCGCTGCGCCGCCCTGTCCGGCAATATGCGTGACCTGATCTCCATCAAGGCGGCCTTTACGGCCACGGGCGACGCGTCCTGCTATGACGTTACCATGCAGTCCGAAGACGAAGGTATCGACGAGCGCTCCTGGGCGACCTCGTTCACGTTCGACATCCTGACCGTCTTCCCCGCGTAAGGTTACCAAACCGAGCAACTACGAAGGCCTAACCCTCTAAAATTTTACCACCCTATCCATGGCAAGCATCAACAACGGCACTTCCTGCATATACGGTATCGCAAATGGTACCTTCGGAAATTTATTCGTGCAAAGCTACTCGCTCTCGTCCTCCTTCAACGCTGAAGCCACGGTGGTCGACGAGACTGGCCTGACCAAGACCCATAGGCTCGACGATCGCAAGAGTGAGCTGAGCGTGGAGGGTGTGGCAAAAACGGCATCAATTCCGCAGCTTGGCGCCGTCCTGACCTTTACGCTGAACACGAACTCGGCCTACCCTGGCGGTTCGGCTTCGGCATCGTTCGTCGGCGTAATCACAAAAGTAGACGACAAGGGCCAGAACAAGGGCTTCACGACCGTCTCAATCACGGCCATCGATTACGAAGGCATCACGCCTGCCTAATTGACTTAGCCCTAAGTGGGCTACACTAGGTGGCATGGACAAACGGTTCCTCGCTGCCTTCATCGACCCGGCTCCTCTTCCGAGGTTTCTGGGTCGAACTCTTTACCCTTGGTGCCTCAAGTACCGAGTGCGACTAATGGCCTTCGACTCTCCCCTGGTCACCGGCTCTCGCGGCGTAACCCCTGCCGACCTTATCTTCGCCTGCCAAGTGTGCGCTGAAGAACCCCTGGGCGACCTAGGCTGGCGAGATCAGCTGCGGATGCTGCACCTGTCCCGCCGACCTGCCAAGTTCGAGGCCATGCTCGAAGCCTTCTCCGGCTACATCCTCGTCAACGACTGGCCTAAGTTTTGGGAGAAAACCAAGAAGAGCAGCGGAGGAAGCAAGGGCGTGCCTTGGCCGCTTTCGATTGTCGCCTCACTGATTAGTGCAGGCATCGAAGAGCAGCGAGCCTGGGAGATGCCGGAGTGCCAAGCCATCTGGCTCAACTCCGCCCTGGCTATCTCCAAGGGTGCGGACGTGGCGATCATGTCGCCCGAGGAGGAAGCCTTCATGGCCGAGGAGGAAGCCAAGGACGCGGCCCCGCCTGCTTCCAATCCTGCAAAGGAAACCCCCTGACATGGCGCAAGAACTGACAGTCAACATTAAGACCACCTCAGACGTCCCGCAGGCGATGGACAAGGCTAAGGCCGCAACGGTCGGATTTGGCAAGCAGGTCGACGACATCGGCAAGAAGTTTAGCATGGCCTTTAAGGACATTGCCTTTGCTTTCGTAGCCCCGCTGGTCCTTCTTAACTCGGCTATCTCGGCTATCTCTAACGCTATCGCTAAGGCCAAGCAGGACTCTAAGGACATCCTAGACTTTGCCGCCAAAGGCACATCGGTCTTTGCTGACAAGGGTGCGACCGACATGGCCCGAGCCGCTACACGCGTCACCGAGACTTCAAAAGAAAAGAAAATGTCTAAGAAGCAACGCGAGGAGTCCGCTCAAGCGTTCCTCGATGCCGGCGACGAGCAGGGCGTCTTTGGCGACAGTGAAGCGAACCTGGCGCTTAAGCAGTACCTTGACGAAGGCGAAGGCAAGGGCGGTCTTGAGATGGCACGCCGTCGTCTTAAGCACACGGCAATGTTTACTGGAGTGAGTAGCATGGCCTCAGACCCTGAGATGCAGGACGTGCTGTCGCGCCGTGCTGCCTTGTCTAACGAACGCGCCGCGCCGATGGCCCCTGCTGATCCTGCCGCCGCTGCCGCCGCTCAGACCGCCGCTCAGAAGGCATCCGACGATGCCGCCAAGGCCAAGGGCACAACCTTCAAGGGCCCCGAGGGCTTCTCTAACGTCGTTGGCGTTGGTGCTAACCCGGTCATGGAAGCGATGATGTCGCATCTCGAAGAGGCCCGCAAGCAGACCGCGCTACTCGAAGTCATCGCCCGCCCTGCTACAGGTGGCGGCGTCCCGGTAGACTTTACTAAGTTAGCCGAGGGCAGGCTCACTCGATCTTATATGCCTGAGTAATCAATTTAACACCTAACCCGCTTAACTCATGGCAATCGTAATTAACGGCAACCTGCTAACCACCGCCCTGCTCCAGCCTGGCTGGACGGTGGTAAGTGACGGCTTCGGCCTCAACACATCGACGACCGTCTACAAGGTCGACACGACTTTCGACATCGACGCGTTTGCGGTCAAGGGCAACGCCCACCCCGACGCGGCGTACACCTACCTTAAACTCGACAAGTGGAAGGTCAGCTGGGACACGCTCGACATCGCCACCCTGACCGTGGACTACGTCGGCATCGACACGGCGGTCAACAGCGGCGTCCGTACTAATCCAAACATCTCTTCGGCTAACGGCCTGACCACCGAGAACATCACGACTCACCCCAACTTCTTTGTCGGTATTGCCGGAGTGTCCTTCACGCAGTCCGACCTCGGCCCCCTCGTTGAGATTAAAGACCCTGCCGACTTCGTTACTCAGGTCATCTCTGGCAAGACGGTCATCATATCAAAGAAGCAGTCCTACATCGGCACCAACGGTGCGTGCTTTGAGTCCGAACTTGGTGGCCGCTTTATCGGCTTTGTCGACCCGACTGCTGCAAACTTCTACGGGAAGACCAACTACCTGACCGCGACATCAACCTATTCAGGCGTAATTTATTCAACAAATATTGCCCACGTCACAACCCTTTTGTCTAACCTTGGCGGCGCAAGTACTACCAGAAACTTTGGTGCACTTGCCTTACTGCCACTATGGGCAACTATCGGCACTGGCACCGGCGGCGGCGCAGTGAACCTTCTCTCGCAAGTCAACGTTGAGGAGTTCGGATCGCTGTACAAAATTATGTACGAGATTAGGTTCTCAAAGGTAGGCTGGAGCAACTTGGTCTACCCGAACACCTCTACATGACCATTCAGCCTGGGAACGGTTATAACTTCGTAGCCTCTAGCCAGGGCATCTCCTTAGACATCGATAAGCCATGGACTCCCCCCATCGGCGACGCGCTGGTCTTCGCCCCTGAGTTCGTCCTGCCAAGCAACTCAAGTCTCCCCGAGCAGCTCGTCTACGGTGACGGCACTGGAGGCATCCCTTCACCCTTTGAGTGTCAGATCGTAAGCATCAACGGCCAGCGCTATCTTCAGATCGGCGTCGGCGCTATTAGTACACGGCCGGACCGATGCCCATCATCAAGTCCGGCGCTGACACCCGCATCATGCAGGCGTTTGCCAACAAGG